GCAACGGGGGCGGTCTCGACAGGGGCTTGTCAACTTATCGGGTTCTATGTGAACAACACAACAATTGGCACTTTGGTCTTGCGTAATGGCGGTGCAAGTGGTGAAGTAATGAGTGGGACAATAACGCCTGCGATTGGCTTTCACCGATTCCCCGCCTATGTAAGCAACAGCCTCTACGCCACTATTGGCGGTAGCGCATTGGATGTGACATTCTTCTACGCGGCTTAATATGTACGAGAACGCCTACGATGATGGGGCTTATGAGGAAGATCAAGGCCCGTTCTGGCACGACCAACTAGACAAAGCCGCCAAGGTCTTTGACAAGTGGGAAAAGCGCGGTAAGAAGGTAGTAAGACGCTACCGAGACGAGCGCGATGCCATTGAGATGCCAAGGATGAAGTTCAACATCCTATGGTCAAACATCTCTGTGCTGTTCCCTGCACTCTACGGACGCATGGCAAAGCCAGAAGTCTCCCGTAGGTTCATGGACTCAGACCCCGTAGGTCGATTAGCCTCCACCATGCTAGAGCGCGTGGTCGAGTACGAAGTAACGCAATTCAACGACTTTGACTCCGCAATGCGTGGGGTTGTCGAGGACAGACTATTGCCTGGTCGCGGTACTGCTTGGGTGCGCTATGAGCCAATCATTGTTGGACAAGAGCCTCAAGAGCCAAAGATGCCAACAGGCATTGAGCCAGACGAAGGCATCGAGATCACCAACACAGAGGAAGTTGAGCGCGTAGATTCAGCGCATAGCCCTGTGGATTATGTCTATTGGACAGACTTTCTCCATTCACCCGCCCGAACATGGGATGAGGTGTGGTGGGTAAGCCGTTGGGTCTACATGACACCCGAAGAAGGCATCGAGCGTTTTGGTGATGTGTTCAAGAATGTGCCATTGCACGATCAAAATGACGATATAGACTCCAAAAACCCAATGACCGCGAAAGCGACTTATGGCAAGAAGGCTAAAGTCGCTGAGATATGGAACAAACGCACTAAAAAAGTGTGTTGGGTTGCCAAGGGATACCCCCAAGCACTTGATGAGCGTGATGACCCTCTAGAGTTAGAGCAGTTTTTCCCTTGTCCAAAGCCTTTATTGGCCACAACAACCAACGGGTCAATGATTCCAGTACCAGATTACTGCGAATATGAAGACCAAGCCCAAGAACTAGACAACCTGACACAGCGCATTTACCTACTGGTGAAGGCTTGCAAGGCAGTCGGTGTGTTTAACGCTGAGTTCAAGGAACTTGGGCGGTTATTCACAGAGGGCGTGGACAACAAACTGTTCCCCGTGACCGCGTGGGCAGCCATGAGCGAAAAGGGTGGGCTAAAGGGCGCGATAGACATGATGGACACAAGTGCCATCATCAAAACCTTACAGCAACTTTATCAATCCCGTGAGGTTGTCAAGCAATCCATCTACGAAATCTCTGGAATATCAGACATTCTCAGGGGTTCTACTAACGCAAACGAAACCCTTGGTGCTCAACAACTAAAAGCCAACTTTGGTAGCCTGAGACTGAGGGCTACTCAGGGCGATGTGGCGAGGTTTGCTACCGATCTGTTCCGCATCAAGGCGCAGATCGTCTGTAAGTTCTACCCACCAGAGTTAATTGTTGAGATGTCTGGGGTGATGAACACTCCAGAGGGTCAGAATCCGCAATTGTTGCAAGCTGCGGTGCAGATGCTCTCAAACAGCACGATTCGTGACTTCCACATCCAAGTCGAGGCAGATACTCTAGCCCAGATTGACGAACAAGCCGACAAACAGAACGCAAATGAGGCAGTCCAAGCAATTGGTGTGTTTTTGGGTCAAGCAATGCCGATGGTGTCGCAAGCCCCTGAGATGTTGCCAATGATGAGCGAGATGCTATTGTTCTTGGTACGCAGATACCGCGCTGGTCGAGGTTTGGAGTCAGCAATTGAGCAGGCAATGAAGGCTCTACAAGCAAAAGCACAGCAAGCCCTAGCCCAACCGCCTCAGAATCCTGAAATGATGAAGTTACAGGCTGAACAGCAAGCAGAACAGATGCGTATGCAAGCCTCTGCCCAGACCGAGCAGATGAAGATGCAGGCACAGGCTCAACTTGAACAAGCCAAGGCTCAGTTAGAAATGCAGATGCAACAAGCGAAAGCCCAAGCAGATATGCAGTTAGAGCAAATGAAAGAACAGTTTGCCCAACAAGTCGCTAACAATGAGTTACAAGTTAAGGCTCGGGAAATGCAAGGCAAAGAGGAATACGAGCGTTGGAAAGCCGAACTGGACGCTGCGACCAAGATCATGGTGGCAAGAATCGGTAGCAACCCTGGCGTTGATTTGCCCGTGGTGGAAGCCGCCTCTGCTCAGATCACCAATGAATTGGGTGGGACTATCGTTCAAGCGATGGACAAGATGGCACTCATGCACGACCAAATGGCTAACCTACACGGACAGACCATGCAAAACATTGGCGAGGCGATGCAGAAACTCAACGCGCCTAAGAAGGTTGTGAGGGGTGCTGATGGTCTAGTTATTGGAGTAGAAACAGCATGAGCCTAGCCCTTGCTGATCGGGTAAGACAAACCTCTACCTCAACAGGAACGGGAACAATCACTCTAGACGGGTCGGTAGAGGGTTATCAGTCATTTGATGTCATTGGTAACAGCAACACGACCTACTACACGATCTCTGGCGGTGCTCAATGGGAAGTGGGGATTGGGACTTACTATGGGGGAACTCTAGCAAGAACTACTGTAATTTCCTCATCCACAGGCTCAAAACTTGATCTTGCCACAGGAACTAAGGATGTATTTGTAACCTTGCCTGCAAGCGTGGCGGTAACAAGTGGCACAGATGTAACCTTAACCAAACTTACTACACCAACAGTCCAAGCGACTAACTCGGGCGGTTTATCCCTTAAAAACTCCGCAGGCACAACCCAGATCAGCATGGGTGGTGGCGGTGGTGACAACATCTCCCTTAATGTATCGACCAACCTAAACGGCTCTAATGCTCAGATCGACATTAGCCCTACGGGTACGGGTCATGTCCACATCAAGCCTAGTGGGTCAGGTTCAATCGAGGTTGCCCCTACAAATGTAGGAACGATCAACAACATGACGATAGGCGCGACTACCCCAAAAGATGCGACCTTTCTCAATGTAAGCGCAACGACAGGCACAGTATCAACAGCCCCAAGCGCAGGCACAGACATTGTTAACAAGACTTATGCGGACGGACTAGCAGCTAAGTGGGGTGAGTGATGTTTGGCATATCGGCATTTAGTCAAACGCCATTTGCAAGCGTTCCAAGCGCAGCTACACCTATTCCAACAGCACTACCGATTGGTGGACACTTTGGATTTGACGAGAAAAAGCGTGATGCTGAGTGGGCAAAAGACCGCAAACTAGAGGCTCAGAGGAAGAGAAAACTCCAAGAGGCTTTGTTTGGTTTACCGCCAGAAGTGAGGGAAGAGATCACATCTGCGCCCAAGCAAACAATAGAGATTGCGGTCAGAAAACAAATTGATTATGATTCCATGATGGAAAAGGTCAAAACCTTAGAAAATAAGGTTAGACTTAAGCGAGATGAAGAAGACATTGCAATGATATTGGAGATGATGTGAGACAAACTTGGGTATTTCCATCTGACGGGTCAGAGCCTTACGAAAAGCACCTTGGCCCACCGAATGAGCGATATTCTGTGATGGGCGATATAGCCCCATTCATGTCACCAGACGGGGTAATGATTGAGGGTCGCGCCCAATGGCGTGAGCACTTAAAGCGCACAGACTCTATTGAGATGGGGCATTCTGATGTCAAGTATGCTCAACAAGAATGGAACAAAAAGAAGGCAGCTCACAACGAGCGTCTTCGTGGGCAAGTGGCAATGGTGCAAGAGTTTGACCGACCAGGCGCACCGATAGCACCCATGAAAATGTCTAATCTAAATGTAGAGATGGCGAATCGGTTGCATAATCGACCCATGCCAGAGCGCAAAGAAATGATTAAGTTGACTTTAGACCAAATGAAAAGGATGAGATAAATGGAAAACGAAGTTGTCG